CGTGAGCTTTAAATCTTCTTTAAGTTTAACACTAGAATTACCAAGTCCTGAATAAAAACTTGTTTCAGGCTTGTACCATTGCTCATACATTTTCTTTTCAAGTTCTTCTTTATAAAGTTGTGCTGGCTTTATCATTTTCAAACCTCCTATTCTCACACTTCTCGCAAAACGTCGTTTCCTGCCTGCCATATACTCTGCATTCTCCTTCTTTCTCACATACGCTGCATGCAACCTTGCCGAACATGCCTCTGTCGCATGACTCCTGTTTTGCTAAGCAGTAAAAATAATTCACTTTTCAAGTCCTCCTAATACATTAAAAAACTTTCTGCACAATTCACATCCTGAGTTTTTAAGTGAAGGAGATAAAACTGCAAGTTTACGTCCTCTTTCCATTGCTGACTCCCAACACTTTAAATTTAGGCTGTTGATTTCGTATTGTTTGTATATCCTTGTTTTTTCTACCTTTGCAATATCCCTTGTTATTTTCCTTGTACGATATATTGCATATAGCTGTCTTAACGATAAAAACAATAATTGCTCTGCAGCATTTAAATTTTCGGGCATTTCTGCACATGATGCAGCAAGTCTTTCAAGTTCGTCCGTTGGCAATCTCAATCGCCTCCTCAGGGCTGTGTGCTATCCCGGCAATACAGCCACGTTTTTGCATCTGCTCAATAAAATTGATCTGCTCCGGCCTAACTACTCCTCCTGGCTTTTTAACTTCAATAAAATATGCTTTGCCATCTTTGATAGCAAACAAATCGCTGAAGCCTTTCGGAAGCCCAGTGTCAAACCATCTACCATCACTCAACTTTATTTTTCCAACGTTTGCTCGAAACACTGTAAATCCAGATTCTGATAACTTTATTCTGATCAGGTTCATAATATCTGTTTCTGTCATGATATGTACCTCAATTGATAGCTATATTTCGACGGTACCTCAATTCCTAACTCTATAGCTTTTCTCAGCACCCAACCGAACTTATATTTTCTGAGTTTCTGAAACTCAACAAGTTCAGAAAATGTCTTACAGTTCTGATATTCTGTATATTCAGCGTTTTTAATATCTTCTTGTCTTTTAACTTCCTGAAGGTCAATCTCAACAGTTTTCTTGTCTTTAGTCTGTTTAACGATATGACATTCATATCCGCATTCCGGACACGCTGTTTTATCTGCAGAATAAACTGTGAAACACTGCGGACATTCTTTAATTTTAATAAGGTTCTCTGCTTTACGCTTTTTAACATCTAACGTCCAGTTTCGGTTATCATCTACAAATCCATGTCTATACACGTTCCCTACATGGTCAATGATAATACCTATCTTATCAGGATTGTTCTTGTCCGCTCTCATGCATCGCATAGCCTGTTGTATATACAGCGTGAGTGATTGTGTGGGGCGTAATAATATAACACATTCGCAGTCCGGAACATCAAGTCCTACGCTGAATAGTTCACAGTTACAAAGCACCTGAATTTCACCTGATCTGAACTGCTGCATTATATCTGTTCTTACCTCTTCAGATGTATTTCCGTCAAGATGCGCAGCTGTAATACCGTACTCAATGAAGCGCTCTGATGTTTCTCTGCTTGATGTTACCGAACTACAGTACACTATTGTTTTTTTGTCTTTGGCTATTCTCAGCCAATTATTAACCGTCTCGCCGTATATATGTTTACCCTCCATAAGTTCTTGAACTTCTGACGAGACAAACTCACTGCCCTTGGTATGTAAGCCTGATGTATCTGCCAACTGCAAAGAATAATGTTTGTAGTCCGATAAGTGACCGTTATCTATTAGCCATCTTGTTGATACTCCCTGTACAAGTGCATCATATACATTGCCTAAACCACCTTGATTTAGTCTGCACGGTGTAGCTGTAAATCCAAGCTTAAGAGCACCCGAGAATGCATCATAAATCTTTGTATATGACTTTGCCGTTGATAAGTGACATTCATCTGTGATAATTATATCCGGTTTGTCTAATTCCGATATATGTCTTGTAACTGTCTGAACCATACCGACGGTCGTCAGATCCCAGTCAACGCCGCAACATGTGAATGTATTTCTGATCTGCTCACATAGTTCTTTTCTATGCACTAAAAACAAAACCCTGTTACCTTTTTTATTTGCGTTTGCTGCTATAGTTCCTTGGATTACTGACTTACCGCCACCACATCCGAGAACGCAACATATTGCATGTTTGCCGTGCATCAATTCGATTTTTATTTTGTTGACCAGATCTATCTGATAATCTCTTAATAACATTTTAACCTCCTGACTGTGTGTGGGGCTGTGGGGTGCTGTGGGGTAGCGGGTTTTTAAAATCCCCGCGCTCGTAAGCCACATAGGTACGTGCTTTGAGGCTGTTGAAAGCGTTGATGTGGGGCTGTGGGGCTAATTCGCGCAAATCTCGCGTATAGAGAAATTGTTTTATTTATTAAAAATATGAGTAAAAAAACACGTTATATATATTGCTGTATGTATGCGGGGAAAAAGCCCCACAGCCCCACACCATACAACAAACCGCGTAAATGCGTGCTTTACAGAGTATACTTAACCCCCACAAAACGCATTTTTAGCCCCCACAAAACACGATTTAAAGCATTTCAACATCATCTTCGCTATCAGTTTCCACGTCCGGCAGCTTTAACAAGACACATTCTGTTAATATTCCGCCTATGCGTTTCCCACGAGTTGAATTTTTGCTCCTTGTTTTTATCAGCCCTTTTGACTTTAAAAAACTGAGTAACGCTCTGTCATTATATCCTGCATCCTCTACCGCGTTTCTAAATATAGTCCTATTTATATATATCCAATCTGTGTATGACCTCTGGCCGTATATTTTACTTGGTGCCTTATCATCGCGAGACATTCCGTTTGCATCAAGGAAATTCCCAATATTCATTGCTACCCAATCACACACATACTGATATCCTCGGTCACCTACTGAAACTGATGCTTTTGATTTTAAAAATTGTGATACTTGTGTAACATCAAGCGGCTTGCTATTAAAGAACATTTCGCTTATTAACGCATCTGCGGTTAATATAATCGCCGCAGCCATGCACTGCTTTTCTGTCGTTTCCGATTTGCTCAATGTTTCAAAATGTTTTTCATATAGTTCCTTTGCCTTTTCGACATCAAGCTTCTCAACAAACATCTTCCCTGCATGACCGTAATTTGCTTTTACTGCATTTGCCGTTCCCTGACCGTCAAGGATAACCTTTTCGCCTATCGGGCATTCCAGGTCTATTACTCGGTTTACTGCACCTGCGCCCGCTCCGTCTTTGATAATCGGGGTTTCTCCTGTTGTCAGTATACAGTTTGACCATGTTGGTGTTTTGTCAACTCCGCCTGACTTGTTGCCTCTCGTTCTTCCCACGCCTTGCGCGAGTTGATAAACATCAAAACGGCTGTTTACGTGACTGTCTTTGCTTAACTGCAACTCGTCTATGCACATCGGGATATTATTCAAAAACGCTGCCATCTTTTCGTGTCCGACTACAGTGCTGTTAAAAGACTGTATGTATGCACCCGGTTCAGGATTCCCCCAAACCGAGGCGGCAAGCATCAGAGCAACTGTTTTTCCTGTCCCCGACTCGCATGACCAAAGATGCACAAAGTATGGTAATGCCCCGATATGTTTGATTAATACACTTGAAAATGAAGCCGCTAACATGACACGTGCTACAAGACTTTCAGAACGGCACTTCTTGGCTATTTTTACCCAGCCCTCAAAATTGCCCTTTGATTGTGATATGGCTTCAAATATGAGCCTGTAGGAGGCCTCGCCATCAAATATAAGTCCCGAAACATATGGGCTGAATCTTCCTTCATCTACATATCCCAACCTTGATACTGATTCATGCTCAGGTATGCTGTCGAGGTTTAAATTTTCGATATCACATAAATATCTGACAAGAATTTTTGCGTTTTCTGACGTTACCGCAACGCCCGCCGTTGCAAGTGCTGTTATTTTAGATGCAACAGATGTAATTTCCTTGCCTACAACGATTTCACGCCAGCGTTTTGACTTGCAGTAAGCAAGCTTGATTTTTTCCTCTCCTGTGTCAATGTTTACAAGTCTCTCTATCGGCATGATAGGATGGCAGCAGGCTGTTTCCGTGTACCCCATGCCATTTACAACCCTTACGCCATCAACGTCACACAACCACTCGCCACCCTCTAACTCTAGCGGCTGATCTGGGAAATCCGTTGGGTTTGCTTTGCTTTCGGTTGCTATGTTTGTTTTTCTCAGCCCCAAAACATAACTTTTGAACGTTTTTTGGAAACCGGGATATCCCGCCGCCTTAGCTTCCGCCGCCATTAATTTTTGTGCCTGCTCGTACTCAAAAGGATTGTCTCTTAACTCAAACAACTCGCTGTATGGTTCTGTCGTGAAAAAATCTTCTTTCTTGTAAGTGTATCTTACATTAAGGTGATTTTCTTCGATTATTCCGCTCAGCTTGTTTTTTACAAATGATAGCGCCCTTTTAGCTATCTTGTCACCGTCAGGCTCGCCCGAGAGGCTATTTCTAACCTCATCGAGCTTCTCACGGTCTGCGTCGTAAATCAATACAATGCTTTCAAGTTTTTCCGATACGCTGATTACTTTCTCTGCAAAATTCTCCAATTCAAACACCGCCTAGAACGGCATATCGCCGTCTGATATTAACTCCTCGAAATCACTTAAATCAACATCACCACTCTGTGTAGTCGGGATTGTCGCAGGAACTAAATCCGGCGCAATGTGAGCCATCTTTGTTACAAAGTCAACAACCAACTCTTTTGATTTCTTTGTTTCTCCGTTTGCCGTGTATTCACGTTCTTCTATTTTTCCTGTTACAAGTACAACGTCACCTTTTTTAAGATCTTTACATGCTCTCGCTGCTGCATGCCAGGCTGTACAGTTTGTCCAACTTGCTGTTTTCTGCCCCGAGGCATCCGTTCTTTCAGATGCCTTGACAGAGAATTTTGTTAAACTTGATTGCTTATCACCGACCGTTTTGTATTCAGCATCCTTCGGGATCGGGCCTACTACCATAAATTCACCAGATGAAAACTTCATAAATGCCATGTTAATAATCCTCCTATATTAAGAAATTAGAGCCGTCAAGTTCTTCCACTTCAACTTCAATCGGTTCAGTCGGTTCCGCCGGTTCCGCCGGTTTTTTATGCACCGCTTCTGGCTGTACAACAACCGCCTCAGATGTTTCCTGCACTGGTTCGGTCGGTAAGGCTTCATCCGCTATTCCCATTTCTGCGGCGGCGTATAACCCTGCGTACGCATTTGGGAACGCCTCTCTGAGCGCTTGACACTTTGCGACTTTCCTTATCATTGTACCAGGTTTTGTTTTCCAGATTGATTTGCCTGTGTTGTACTCTGAAAGCGACACGCTCGCGTGTACGGGTTCTTTGTATTTGCTGACATAAACGTCACACCAACCACCTACAAGCTGTTCGTTCGGCAACACAAGCGTTCCTTGTCGGTACTCAATTACGTCGCCTGGCTTTAAGACTACGATCCCGGCTTTATATCCCTGATAAGACTCGTTTCGGTCCGCTCTCGCCTCAAACGCCGCCTTGCCTACAACCATTTGTGCGGGTTCTGACTCCGAATATTTAATCAGATATGCTTCGCGCAAAAACGGATTAAGCTGCTGATACTTGCAAAGGTTGATAAACATTACAACCTCCTGGGCAGACACAAGTTCCGCCCTGCCAGAAACAAGATATTTTTTTACTGTTCCAGGTGATAGCGTAACGTCACTATCACCTGACTTGTATGTACATTTTAATTCTGCACTTGCAGCCGGAACTGCAGGTGCTATTTTATTATTAACTGACATTATTTAATCACCTCATATTTAATATTGTATTTTTTCATAAATGCTGATAAAGCCTGAAGCTGTGTCTGCGTTCCGGTTACTTTAAATGTCGCTGAATACTGTGGAGTACTCGGAATGTTATCAGTAACAGTCTGAACAGTCTGAACAGGGGGTTCTGCAATCTGTGGAGTGCTCTTGATAACTTCCCTCTGTGCCGCTTTCTTGGCTTCCATGGCTTCAATCTGTTTTTTCTGTTCCTCCAAGCGTTTCTGTTCCTGCAACGCTCTCGACAGATTATAATCTTTAAGGTATGCATCAACTATCTGATGCTCAAATTCAGAATGCAGATTTTCAATTGTTTCAAGATCTGTTCTGATTTTTTCAAGTGTATCTCCAATACCGTTGCAGATGTTTTCAATCGGTTCTGTTTTGTTCTTCCACTTCGGAGTAACTATCTTTTCAAGCGGAGCAACTGTAATAAGTTCTTTTGCTTCCGAAGCATAATACTCTGAGATCTGCTTCCACTTTTCGTCCTGCAGCTTCTGATCAAACACTGCGATCTGTCCGTCAATTGACTTAATCGGTGCACCTATCATTGAGACAAGCTCTTTGCACTGTTTTTCAAAATTCTCGTATGGAGTAAGGCAAAGGTTCTTGATTTCCTTGCGCCTTGTTTCGATAGCGTCCTTAACTTTGTTAAGCTTTGCCTTATCGTCTTTAGCATCCTTAATGCTGTCTTCAGTTACGACCAGTGTATTGTAACGTACAAGCTTTTCATTAAGCTCTGCTTTCATTTCCTCGTAGTTAAATTCTATCTGATTAGGCATCTGCTTTAAGTCTGTTGTAATTAAAAATTCCATGTGGTTTATCCTCCTTAAATCTCTGGCAAAATCAACGCTGGCTCTGTTGTATCTTCAACGTGTTTCCAAAATTCTATTTCTTTAGCCGTTAAGACCTCTATATCGTCCGTCACGACCTCTCTGGTTACTTCATAGTCTCTTATTATTGTCTTTAACTCGTCGCCCCTGTAGTAGCGTATATAAGCCCTGAGGATTACAAAATCCCATCCTGTTGCGACTAACTGATGTAATATTTGTGCATAGTAGCTGTCAGGGATTCTGCCATCCCACTCTTTCCATTGACCCGGATTTCGTATTGTACACGTCTTGATTTCCAAGATTCCTTTTGTTCCGTCAGGTCTTGTAATCTCACCGTCAAGAGTAGCATAAATGAATCTGTGCTCGTCATTTGCATACATCCTGTATTCGTGATATTCAACCGTGTTTTCAGGATAATCAAGCTTATACAACTCTCTGATAAGCTTTTCAGCGTTCTTGCCGTACTCTACGGCACTGTTATTTTTGATTTCGTCATGCGGTTTCTTGTGTGTTTTTTCTTGCCACAAGTCAACGTTTGTTTTATATTTGTTGACTCCAAGCACCGCTCCGGAGTCTGAACCGCCTATGCCTCTACATCTGCATTTTAACCATTCTTCCCTCGTCTGAGGGTCATAGAGGATCACTGCTTGCCCTTTCTGCTGTTAAGCCAATCAGCACATTTTTGTGCGATTTCATCTTCAACGTCCGGCGGTGATATTTTCAACGCCAGGTCCATTATTTTTAATATCTTCTGTCTGATTTCCCTTGATGTTGTCATTTTAAAACGTCCTTTCGTGCTATAATAGCACCGAGATATTTTTAATCTTCTCCGTCAGCTGCAACTGGCGGATTTTTTATTGCCTCTCGTCCACGTTCTGCCCAGTAGAGCATTGATTGTTCTGTTTCAGTCATTTCTTATATCCTCCTCCCATGGTTGAAGCACAAGCTGCCATTGCAAGAACGGCAACTCCGACCTGCTTCAGGGTAAGCTGCTTAATGTCTACGATTTGTAGCACTATCATTGTTGTTAGTGCTAGCGTTACAATTACCATGATTATCGTTGCAAGCGCATACCATATCTTTGATGCTCTGTTCACCTTTCGCTCCTCCTAAAACAAGTTTTAATGTATATGGTTTTGACATCATATAATTCCCACAGTAATGATCTGATTTACCTTTGAACTGGCACGCTGGATGATTGCATGTCATGCAGCTACATTCATACATGTTCCACCTGCGCATGTTCAACCTGCACATGTTCAACCTGCACATGTTCAACCTGCACATTTCTAGCGAGCATATCCAACCACTTCTCGGCGGATTCTGTTCCCTTGTCGTTTTTAATCTGATTGTATCTTTTAAATACAAATTTTGACTTCATTAATTGTTCTTTCATGGTGTTATCCCTCCTAATAATTATTGTAATCTTCCCTCATACCACGCTATGAAGCGTAGCGAGAAAACGTCAAATGTATACTTTCCGTCGGCCGTGTTCTTTCTTGCAGTACCGAAAGTGTACAGGCCACTGATTAACTAAAAAAAATTTCACACTTTTCTTCAATCGTGGCTCCAAGTACATTTGCAAGAGCATTTAATTCATCCACCTCAAACTTTCTGACTCCTGTTAGCTTTCGTGTAAGTGTGTAAGGACAAATGCCGGTTTTCTCTGCTAGTATCTTTTTTTTAATGCCCGAGTTGTCGACGATTTGATTTAATTTTGGCAGGTTCATATGTAATTAGT